GTGCGCATCACGCCGGGGGCGATCATCCCTGTGGCCCGCAACGGTGGGCCGCAGGGTGAGGCACTGCGACCGCTGCCTCGGGCTGGTGACTTCAACGTCAGCCAGATCGTGATCAACGACCTGCGCATGAACATCAAGCGCACGCTGCTGGACGAGAGCCTGCCGCCTGACAACATGAGCGCACGTTCTGCCACCGAGGTGGTCGAGCGCATGAAGGAACTGGCTCAGAACCTGGGCAGTGCCTTCGGCCGGTTGATCAACGAGACGATGATCCCGTTGGTCAGCAAGATCCTGGAGGTGATGGATCAGGCCAACATCATTGACATGCCGCTGCGTGTCAATGGCCTGGAGGTGAAGATCTCCCCGGTGTCTCCGCTGGCGATGGCGCAGAACATGGACGAGATCAACAACATCATGCAGTTCATGCAGATCGCGCAGGCAATGGGGCCGGAAGGACAGATGGCGATCAAGGCTGGCGCAGCGGTGGACTACATCGCTGACAAGCTGGGTGTGCCTGCGGCGCTGCGTGCTGGCCCCGAGGAGCGTGCGGCGATGGTGCAGCAGATGACGCAGATGGCGCAACAGGCCCAGGCGATGCAGCCGGCCACTGAAGCGCAGGCAATGGCATGAGCGGGTGGGATGAGCTGGAGGCCGCACCAGCGCGGCCGGACCCACAGCCGCTGGACATCGACCTTCTGGTGGCGAGGACGTTCTCCACCGAGGAGGGACAGAAGGTGCTGGCATGGATGCGCGAGAGATATCTCGAGCAACCCTGCTGGCAACCCGGCGCGGATCCGTCACTTGGCCAGTGGCGAGAAGGACAGAACGCTGTCATCCGCGATCTTGAAGGCCGTATCAGGAAAGCGAAGCAACGCCAATGAGCGACGTCGAAGCGAATGACAACTCCGGCCTGCTGGACTCGGCAATCGTCGAGGATGAGCAGACAACCGAGAGCCACGAGCAGCCGACCATCAGTCACGTCAACCAGCCGGAAGAAGACGATGGCCCCCTGGAAAGGCCTGACTTCTGGCCTGAGAAGTTCTGGAAGAAGGACGCCAACGAGCCTGATCTGGAAGGGATCAGCAAGTCCTACCTGGAACTGGAGAAGCAGTTCCGCTCTGGCAAGCACAAAGCCCCAGACGACGGCAAGTACAAGCTGGTCGATGGCATGCGTGAAGATGATCCGGTCACCCAGGCCTACATGGGCTGGGCGGCAAAGTACGGGATCAGTCAGCAGGCCTTTGAGGATCTTGCTGGGCAGATCGTCGGCATGGGCGCGAACCAGGCCGAGGACATGCAGCGCACCATCCAGCAAGAGCGCCAAGCACTCGGCCCGAATGCTGACGCGATCATCAGCAACATGGTCACCTGGGGCCGCGGCATGGTGCAGAAGGGCATCTGGTCCGGTGATGACTTCGAGGAGTTCAAGGTCTGGGGCGGCACGGCCAAGGGTCTGCAAGCGCTGATGAAGCTGCGCGAGACCTACGAGGGCCGAGTGCCGGTGCAGTCTGCGCCTGCTGATACCAGCATGAGCGATGAAGAGCTGCACCAGATGGTCGCCAGCCCGGAGTACAAGACCAACCCGGCGTATCGGGCAAAGGTTGAAAAGCTCTTTGAAAAGAGGTATGGTTGAGCCCTGTCTCCTGAGGGCTCCCCCGAGCCTATTAGCCCCGGCCTGGTGCCGGGGTTTTTTTTGATGTTGCCTGTTGACAACATCATCTTCTTTCGCTATACAATTTCCATACGGACAACCGCAAGGCCCGGAACAAACTCGGGCGCGGAGTTGCAGCGCAAGTCAAGGCCTGACGCAAGTCAGAGAACCGGCGACGAAGGTCTTCAATTCCATCGGAGAGTCACATGGCAATCAGCATTTCGAATGCGTTTGTGACCCTGTTCGATGCGGAGGTGAAGCAGGCGTATCAAGCCGATGCCGTCCTGCGCAACACCGTCCGTCTTCGCACTGGGGTTACGGCAAGCACCCACAAGTTCCCCAAGATCGGATCTGGCGTCGCCACGGTTCGGGTTCCGCAAACCGACGTCACGCCGCTGAACGTCAGCTACAGCCAGGCTACGGTCACGCTGTCTGACTACATCGCGGCCGAGTATTCGGACATCTTCAACCAAGCCAAAGTCAACTTTGACGAGCGTGCAGAATTGGTTCAAGTGGTTGGCAAGGCAGTTGGTCGCCGCGCTGATCAGTTGGTCATCGATGCTATCGCGGCATCCGGCACCACGTTGACCGTTGCCAACTCGATCGGCGGCTCCAACACCAACCTCAACGTGGCCAAGCTGCGCGAGGCGAAGAAGCTGCTGGACGCTGGCAATGTGCCGATGGGTGAGCGCTACCTGCTGGTGCATGCAGCCAACCTGATGGCACTGCTGACCGAGACGGCTGTCACCTCGACGGACTTCAACACGGTCAAGGCTCTGGTGCAGGGTGAGCTGGATACCTTCTTGGGCTTCAAGTTCATCACCATCGGTGATCGTTCTGAAGGTGGCCTGGTGGGTGGTGGCACTGGCGCAGATCGCAAGGTCTGGGCATGGCACAAAACCGCAGTCGGTATGGCCGAGGGCATGGGCATCCGTTCGGAAATCAACTACATCCCCGAGAAGACCTCTTGGCTGGTGTCGAGCATGATGTCCGCTGGTGCTGTTGCCATCGACGCTGGCGGCATCGTTGAAATCACCTGCCGCGAGTAAGGAGGGCACATCATGGCTTTTTCGGCAACCGGCTTTGCGACGATCGGTGCATCGAAGCGGGGTAACGCTCCTAGCGTCTACTCCTACTCAACGACCGATGCGATCGCTGATGTCAACACCTCGGGTTACTTCAACGCGCTGGCGAACACGCTGGCCGTTGGCGACCTGATCTACTGCCTGACGAGCACCGGCACCACCGCGGTTGCGACCCTGGTGTATGTGCTGTCCAACTCGGGCGGCGTGGTGGATGTCAACGACGGAACCACGTTGGCAAACACTGATTCGGACTGACGCGAGTCAATAGTCTGACGGGGCCAGCACTCGCAAGGGTCTGGCCCCTTTTCCCATAGGGGCATGAATGGCAGCAGGCGACACTTCACTGAGCATCTGTTCTGATGCCTTGCTGATGCTGGGCGCTCGGCCCATCTCATCCTTCAACGAGGGCACAGACGAGTCGAACATCTGCGATCGGCTGTATCCCAACATCAAGGACAGCACGCTGCTGGCCTATCCCTGGACCTTCTCCTTCAAGAAGATCCAGTTGGCGCGCACGATCAACACCCCGGTCAACGAGTGGAAGTACGAGTACGTCCTGCCATCTGACCGCATCGGCCCGATCAGGCGGGTCTTCAACAGCACTGCGATCGGTGCCGGCACATTTGTCGAATGGACCATCCAGGGCGACAAGCTACTGACAAACCAAGAGACGATTGTCGTTGACTATCAGTTCTCTCCGATTGAGTCAGTGTGGCCAGCCTACTTTGTGCAACTGATGAAGTACATGATGGCTTGGCATCTGGCTGCTCCTGTGACTGATCAGGAAAGCAAGGCTGCGTACTGGCAGGGTGTGGCTGTCGGGAATCCGTCAGAGAACAACCGTGGTGGCTACATGCGCACTGCTATGGTGATCGATGGCCAAGGCAACACCACACCTAGCTTTGAAGACTTCACGCTGACTGCTGTGAGGTTCTGATGCGCATCGTCACGATCCAGACCAACTTCAGTAGCGGTGAGATTGATCCGCTGTTGAAGGCGCGTGTTGATCTGAATCAGTACCAGAACGCTGCTGAGACATTGACCAATGTGCTGGTGCAGCCACAAGGCGGCATCAAGCGCCGCCCTGGGTTGAGGCACATTGTTGAGTTGCCAAGTGGCGCGAGTCCAGCGTCTGGCACGCGCATGGTGCCGTTTGAGTTCAGCGTCACCGACAGCTACATGCTGGTGTTCACCACCGGCCGCATGTACGTCTTCAAGGGTGGTGCGCTGATCACCAACATCAACGGCAGCGGCAACGACTACTTGTCGATCGCTGC